TAGACGAAGCTTGTACATAATTAAGATTAGTTTCGCTAGCTATCTTTTTCAAAATAGCAACATTCTGTTTTTCACGAAATTTTAAATCAATCATTTTCAAAGCTTTATCTACTCTTAGATTGGACCAAGTTTCACGAATAACCTGCCATTGTTCAGCAAGATTATTACTTATCAACTTGAGATTCTCCAACTGCTGTTGTAAATTCTTCTTATTCTGTTCGTTCAATTGTTTTATTGAATCGTTGAGTTTAATAACTCCCTGTTTAAGCTGAATTTCAAGAGTATTAGATGCACCTCTAGTCAGGTTATCAATACGAACGCCTTTCGCTTCTTCCGAAGTCTTTCCGGCTTCTTCATCCGTTTTATTCTTTTGGGCTTGCGTCAGAGCTATATTTGCCTGGGCTTGCTCATTCGCCAAAGCTTGAGAGACAACCGAACCGATAGTTTGTTTTCCAGCAATAGCAGAATAATCAACAGGTGAAGAAGGTTCTCCGGAAGTCATACCGGGACTAGCGGGAGCAGTGCCATTAACATTGCCGTATGCTAAATCTGGATTCATTCCTGCCGCTACAAGGCGGGCACGGTACGCAGCAGGTGAATTATAATCGACTTCTCTTTCCCATTGTTCACGATTCCATTGATTTTGCAACTTTGCAAGATTCAAATTGTAATCACGATTTGCCTGCTGTTCTTGCTTATTTGCTGCAATAGATTCGGAGGTATTAAAATTCTGGGAAATTGCGCCAATTGCCGCACCAATCAAACCGTACATTAATCACCAAATTTTTTGCGGTCAACTTTATGGGCACGAATAATCTTGCCTTGAGAATCTCTTTCGAGTTCAAACATAGTACAAATATTTGCATCACGTCTAAAAATAGGGTCAACGTCCCAACTTTTAGCCGTTTCTAAAGCATTTCCGTCCAAAAATTGTTTTGCATTCGGCAAGCTCACCGAAATACCTTTATTCGTTAATTCTTGAACTTGACTAGGCGTAATAGCCAAATCCGGTTTTGTAACAAGCATATCCTTTGAAGATAATTTGCAAGAAACCGAATTAATTTGCGGAATCAATTTTCTAAGTGCCATAATTAAAAAATTTAAAGGTTTATAATTTGGGCGTCCAAGCGGGCTTCCGGCTCAAACATATCTTCGCTACGCTACGATACTCGCCTGCAATCCCTGACGCACGCAACATAGTTGCTATTAATTTGCGTTTCACGCAGAGGGAAAATACTTTCCCTTTAATTTTTACGATAATGCAAAGATAGGTACTTTAGCCGGAAAGGTCAATGAACATTATACTAAAATCTATTAAATACGCACGCGCGAAACGCACGCGCGCATTTAACATATTTTACCACAATAACCCTTGACGCAATCCGGCTAAAGTGCGCAGTTTAGGCATTGTCGGAAAAACAAAAGAAAAACTATTTTCTAGTCAAGCCGAGGTATGGCGACACGGCTAATCGGCAATTTCGCCGTACAGTCGAACCAGATTTGGCCGTATATCTTATCTGTAAGCTCTGTACCATCATCCGCTTTCGTCACTGCAAACACGTCGGTTACTTGAGCCGGGTCAATAACTAAAAATGATTGAGCAAGCTGCGGCTTTTGATTAAAGACACGATGCATCAAGAAATTTGACAAGTTTGTACGGAATAATCCGTGCGCCTGATCATACTTTTGCACATACTCATACCACGGTCTATTATAGCCAAATACATCAGACAAAGTATCAGGACCGTCGCTATAAGCTTGTAACGGACAAACTTCCTTATACAAAATAGGTTGGAATCCTATGTGATTAAACTCCGGCTGATAATGGTCTAGCAAACCTCGATAAGTGAAGTGTTTAGGCAACAATTGTGTATACACTGGCAACGGTGTAACAATCAAAATACCCATAACTATACTCTCTTCGTCGCAGAAACATTCAAGAGCTCTTCCAGAATCACCACGAACACCTGCAATACCTGATTGAGAGCCTAACGCCTTTGCATAAGTCTGCGAGCCATCGAGGTCCTGGTCTATGGTCTGGCTAATAGAATGCATCTCAATATCACGAGAGAAGCCGCCGAAAAATTCGGGCATCAACAATTCATCATAGCGGACTTTAACGTTAAAACGACCCTCGATAATATCACGATAAGAATACCCTTTGCGCATGTTAAGCTCCAAAAATTTTTGATATGCGTTTACATTACGCAAATCATTGATTGAAATACCAGACGTTGCAACATCTATCAGGTTACGAGGCTGACGAAGTTTAACCTCATTATCAAGTTCAATGTAAGATACACCTTTCAAACCCTCGGAATCAGAATCAAATGAAACCTGATATTTCTTACCATCTTCATCTACCAGAGCAATACGAGATAATTCCCTAGTAACGGGTGCACCATCGTCAGACGTTGTTTCAACCGTTTCCGTATAAGTAGTAATACCTACAAGAGGCGCAGTACCTTGCTGCGGAGATTGAACAGCAGTAGTAAGGAAATCTTTTTCCCAGTTAGCGTAACGCAATTCATAAACATTCTGGTCTGCACCACCGTCATAGGTAGGAATCCATTTGTTATACTGGACTTGTCCATTAACATAATAAGGATTATTACGATTATCACGAATGTAAGCGTTATAAATACCTTCATAAGCTCGGAATGAATAAGCAGAAATTTTAATTTGTTTATCCTTATTTGCCGAATCGGAATTATAATAAGGCGAAGAAGTAAGCGTTAAATCAACAGGTTTATCAGAAGTAAGATAATAATGAGCTTGAGAACTAGAGTCTGTCAAATCAAAATCAGATATTCGAAGCGTAAAACCATTAGTTTGCTCGCCGTCAGGAATATCCAGAAAAGCACGACCAAGGGAAGTAGTTTGTAATCCCCAAGCGGTAGAATTTCCTGAAATACGTCTACCAAATGCAGAATACAAATTTAAGAAAGTAAAAAACTCATAATCGTAAGTGGTAGAACCGTACATTGATTCCGGAAATGAAAACAATAACTTAACAAATTTATTACCATTAACAACTTTAAACGTAGCTTGAATAAAATTCATAAGCGTATAAGTAGTAGACTTTTTCGCAAATCCTGTAACGGCACCACTACTAAACGCAGCCAAATCGGCGGAGGTAGGATTTCCAATACGTTTCCAAGGTATATCAAATTCCAAACGAGAATTAGCAGTGATAGAATCAGAGCCAGGAATACCAGAAGCCGAAATAACAGGTACAATATTGATAGTTTCACTAGCAGAAGCAGAACCCGGAGAAACAACAGTCCAAGAAATACGTTCAGAAGGAGTATCAGTAGGAGCAGGCTTTAATGCAAGAAATGCACGCAAATTAGAAACTGAATCAATAGGAACACCAGAAACATACTGCATCTGATCAGAACCATTAAATTGGTTACCTTTCAATCCCCAAATATGTCCGGTAGTTTTAACCGAAATACTAGTACCAAACTTACCAAATAATGTAGTAGGAAGTCCTAAGTAGTCACCAAGCGAACCAGTTTTTGCCATAGCATCAAGACGGGTCACTGTATTCAAATCTAAATAGGGCTCTTCCAAATCTTCACGGAAATTACCTACAAAATCTCGATAGCCATCCCAAAGGGCACGGAGAGGATATTTAAAAAACATCATACGAGCACGCAGACGAGTCTGAATAGGAAATACCATAGGCATAAATTGCAAACCGAATCGGGGGTTGATTCTTAACGAACCATGAGCCGGAACAAGTTCACAAAACACCGGAGTAACACGACCAATTTGAGTAGTCAAATTATTGGCGTGAGACCAATCAAAATTGTTAACCTTAATCTCATTGTTAACATCTAAAGTAGCATCAAAAGCACCATTAGCCATAATTAACGATATAAATTTACATAAGTACTATCTACACTAGAGGTCGAAGTCTGTTCGGTTTTCTGTGTAGCATTATTATTATTCTTAGCAACGCTAAGAGACAAAGTACAACTTTGTACAAACAAGGTAGTAATAATACCTATTACGAAAGTAGAAATAAGTTTAACTATTTCTATCCATTGATTGGGCGTTATCTTCATCATCTGGAAATAAATTAGGACATAATTCTTCATGTTTAGCCAAAAATATAAAATCCGGATTGGATTCCACAAGAGACGCACGAATCTTTTCAGACTGTGAGGGACGTTCAAACACACCTAGTTTTACATCTAAGATAGGCTTTAGGGTTGCCCTACTCATAATACGTAATGTAGTTAAAATTGCTCTTTCTTCCATTGTTCCACGTAAAACATTAAAGATTAGTAAATTGTTTATAAGCAGAGACACTCAAAACACCAGGCTTAGAGCGCCAAAAATTCAAACATTTACGCATATTAGCTAGCGTATAATCCATTCTACTCTCATACCGTTCACCATTTTGGTCAACAATACGTAAAATCCAGTTATAACATACAGGTTTACTCATAACAATTATCTTTTTGATTACGGTGCAAATTTAAATCTTTTCTCTTGATTCTGCGAGTTTTAGAGCATTTAATTTTCTGTATTTAACATCATTTATATTAATAGGTTGCATATTAGAAAAACGCACATCTAAAGCGCGTTGTCTTTTTTGTAAAATTTCATCACGAATTTCAAACCAAGTCATATCAATACTTTCAAGCATAAGAAATCGACAAAGGGAAGCTATTTCACACTCATTAGCAACATATATATCATCGAGAGCCTGCCAAGGAATTTGGGTATAATAATCCATCTTTTTGCCGATAGGATATTTGCAAATTTTAGGACTTAGAAACGAATACTTACGAAGCACTTTCTTTTCAATGTCAGAAAAGCGTAACTTATCAATATAATTTCCTGCACAATGAATAGTATACCTATCAGATATACAATCGCACAATTTTTTAAAAGCGTCACGGACTTCTTTGGATAATACACTAGAATTAGCAGGATAATACAAGCGTTTAAAATATTCCGGTAAAGTAACAGTAGTAGACATACCGCTATAAGGGTCACAAACAGTTATATCTAAACATTGAGGATTAGCACGGTAAAATGGCATCAAACGACGAGCATAGGCGGCACCTATGCCTCCATCTTTGCGAGATGAAAGAAAAAACACATTATTCATATTGTCAGGAATACGAGGTATTTTAGACATATATTTCATCACGTAACCAATAGCACCTTTATCACAAGGAACAACATAAGCAAAGCCAAGAGATTCACCATTATAAGACCAAGCCTTTTCTATCATCTTTACAACATTCCAAATATTAGCCAAAGCACCATCACGAGGGAAGTTCCAAAAAATAGCATGATAATGTGGTCTACCAGACTTAGAACCATATTCAGAACAGAAAAAATATCTTATCTGATGTTTATAACCTAGACGATCTAAACGAATACGGAGACGTTTCATGAAGAGTTGTATCTCTTCTTTAAATACACCATGTTTAGGGAGATGTTTATTATTGTATGTAAGGGTTACAAAAATAGGAATTGAAGTAGAAAATACATTCTCACAAGTAGCACGGAAAGACCATTCTCGCTTTTTCTTATCACGACATAAAATGCATTTACCACAAGGAACAGCCATAAACATAGGAGAAATCTCGCCAGTTCTTAGATTAATGATTTGAAAATCATCAATATTATCAAGAGTAACGCCACATTTGCGAGCGGAAAACAACCACTCTGGAAAACGATATTTCCACGTATGACACTGGGACGGAGTTAAATCATACAAACCATTAGGAGTACAATACGAACCAAAAACAGGTAACAAATCCTTTAAACGAGGGTGGCGAATAATAACAGGGTGTTCACAATACAAATTATACATAATAAATCGGTTTTAGGACAAACCTACTCACAGTAGGAGTACTTTAAAGCAAATCGCAACTGCATCGAAGATGTTGAAAATCAAACATGTGTCAGTTGCTTATATATTATCAAGTTATAGAGCAACGATTTTCGAATAAATCGTAAAAAGGGCAGGTAACACCCTGCCCAAATTTACCAATTCGTACCCTGCGGATAGAACGGATTACCGCCTGCCCCAGGAATTGCACCAGAGGCAGCACCTTGGAATGACTGCGTAAGCATAAATATTGAACGGCTGAATTTCTCACACCAATCAACACTTTTCATCGTATCATCCCATTTGACGGACTGACTGAAATCAAAAGATAATTGTCCGTTCTGTAAATAGACGTTACGAATCTTACCACGGGTATACCAATCTTCAGTGCGCATATTAACACGCTTTTGAACTTCGGTAATCGCTTGTTGAGTCATAAGATTCATTTGCGTCTTTCCTAGAGCCATATCCAACATAAGGCGTTTTACCATAGACGAAGCTTGTACATAATTAAGATTAGTTTCGCTAGCTATCTTTTTCAAAATAGCAACATTCTGTTTTTCACGAAA